ACTAACCCAGCATTTAATCCAACACAATTTGTACCTACAGTAGTAGATACTTTAATTGGATCACGCCCAGCTGTTGATGCAATTGGAACACGTGCATTACCAGCAGCAGGCATGACAATCTCAGTACCTAAAATTACTACATCAGGTACAGTTGCAGAGACTGCAGAAGCAGGCGCACCATCAGAAACAGGTATTGTCTCAAGCTATGTAAATCTCACAGTCAAAAAATACAGTGGCCTTCAACGTTACAGCCTTGAGGTCCTTGAGAGGTCGTCTCCAGACTTCTTTGCAGCCATGTTAGACAACATGACACGTGCCTATAACAAGGCAACAGATGCAGCAGTAATTGCAGCATTAACAGCAGGTGGCGCACAAGCTAACCCACAAGCTGCAACATCTAATGGTCTTATTGCCTACGTAGCAGAGCAAGCACCAGCCGCTTACCTTGCAACAGGTGAACTAGCAACTGCATACATCGCTGGCACTGGTCAGTGGAATCTGTTAATTGGTGCTAAAGACACAACTGATCGCCCAATTTACACAGCATCACAACCAATGAACGCAGCAGGACAAGCATCACCACGATCACTACGTGGCAACGTACTTGGTTTAGATCTATACGTAGATCCAAACGCAGTATCTACTGTAATTGATGAGTCAGCATTTATTGTTGTACCTTCAGCAGTATCAATTTACGAGTCACCAATTCTACGTCTGTCAACAAACATCCCAACATCAGGCGAGATCGAGACATCACTATATGGCTACATGGCCGTTGGTGTATTAGTACAAGGTGGAGTCCGTCGCTTCAACCTAACCTAATAGGTTAAACCAAGTAATAATCCTCTGGGGTTTAGTAGCCCTAGCCCCAGGGGAGCTTTTTTAAGAGAGGAATACAGATGCCAAGTTCATATGTAACGCAACAAGAATTGCGCACTAATTTAGGTATTGGCACTTTGTATTCTAATAATGACGTAGAAGAAGTGTGTCAAGCAGCCCAAGACCTAATAGAAAAAATGCTTTGGTTTAATGATGTACCTGTAATTGGTGCATCTGTATCTAATGATGTAGCCACAATAACTTTAGCAAGCCCAGGCATATTTGTAACTGGCCAACAGATTACAGTATCTCAATGCGGCAGCCCATACAACGGATCACATACTATTACTGGATCATTCCCAGGATCTACAGTGCCTACATCTATTGGCACAGCATTTTTAACAAATTTAGCATTTAGTAATAACTCACAAGGTTATTCAATCGTACAATTTTCAGTAAATCATGCAGACGAGGCATTTCATTTTATTAAACCTTATGGCAGAGCTTTAGGGCCAGATACTCAAACAGCATCTTATGCGACAACCCCTGCAATACGACAAGCGGCCATGATCGTAGCCGTAGACATCTGGCAAGCAAGACAAGTAAGCCAGACAGGTGGGGTCGGTATGGATGGGGTCAGTGCTAGCCCTTATCGTATGGGTTATCAGCTGATAAATAGAGTACGTGGCCTCATCCAGCCGTATTCAGCACCTAACTCACTGGTAGGTTAATATGCCAGCTGCTATTACCACATTACGTAGCACGCTAGCGACAACATTAACTAACGCTGGTGTATGGTCAGTTTTTAGTTTTCCACCTGCCACACTACTTGCTAACGCTGTAGTAATTACACCTAGTGATCCATATTTGACACCTAGCAATAATAATGAAATTACTATTAGCCCAATGGCTAATTTTAAGATAATGATAACTAAACCTGCATTAGACAACCAGGGCAATCTTGCAGGTATAGAAGATTATATCTTGGCTGTAGTTACTAAATTAGCAGCTGCTACTTACCAGATGAATATATCCAGCGTATCTGCACCTAGTATAATCAGCGCTCAAAGTGGCGATTTATTAGTAAGTGAAATAACAGTATCAATACTAACGAGTTGGAGTTAAAATGAGCTACAAAGGATTAACAGAAGAAGAAACTAAGTTTCTGATCAAAATAGGTCAGATCAACAAACCAGAAGTGGTAGTCAAAAAGGCTGCTGCTAAGAAGGAAGAAGGGCAAGACTAATGGCAATATATTTAGCTAATGGTGCGGTGGTTACACTAAATTCAGTTGATCTGAGCGACCACGTAACAGCCGTAACAATCAATAGATCATTTGATGAACTAGAAGTAACAGCTATGGGCGATAGCGCACACAAGTTCGTAAAGGGCTTAGAGGCAAGCACTATCACTATCGACTTCTTAAACGATACAGCCGCAGGCGAGGTTAATGCCACCCTACAGGCTGCATGGGGTACAACAGTGCCACTTACAATCAAGCAGACAAGCGCTGTCGTAAGCTCTACTAACCCAGAGTTTCAAACTACAGTGTTGGTCAATAACACACAAGATGTTAATGGCGCAGTAGGCGACATAAGCACACAAAGCATTACATTTACTTGCCAAAGTGTTATCGTAGTAGATACAACACCTTAAGGAGAAATAATGGCAAAGCTAAAGATTACAAGGGCTACTGGTGAAGTCACAGAACACAAGATAACACCAGGTGTCGAGTACGCTTTCGAGTTAAAGTACGGCGCAGGAATTAGTAAAGTCCTACGTGATCATGAACGGCAAACCGAAATTTATTGGCTAGCTTGGGAGTGCTTACGTAGGGCTAACGTAACAGTACCAATCTTTGGTATCGAGTTTATAGACACTTTAGATACTGTAGAGGTTTTAGACGAAGAAAAAAAATAACGGGGCGAGATTCTATTCTCTATACGATAGCCAGCCTATCTATAGAGCTTGGGATTCCGCCTAGAGAATTTATAGAAATGGATTCTGAGATGCTTAGGACTATTGTCCAAGTGTTATCGGATCGTGCTAAGGAGATCAAAAGTGCCAGCCGAGGTCGTAGGCGTTAAAGAGGTAATGAAAGGCCTTAGCTTTATTGATGAAGATTTATATGTGCGCATAAAATCTGCTATTGATCCGTTAATGCGACAAGTAGAAATAACTGCAAAAAGTTATGTACCTAGTAACGGCGATGTGTTATCTGGTTGGACTAAGCCAGTATCTTCTACAGTAGATTATAGACCATTTCCGAAATACGACTACAATAGTGTGCGAGGTGGTATTGGTTACAAAGAAGGTCAAAATAGAAAATTTAGTAATGGCTTTCAAGTAGAAAATTATGTATACAACGTTAGCGCAGCTGGTCGTATTTATGAAACTGCAGGCCGATTAAACCCACAAGGAAGAGCGCCATTTACTTCTATAAATGAAGGTGGCGGCACAATGGCATTTAAGCAGGCTGGTACAGCTAGACGTAAGAGCAGAGCTAGAAGCGCTTACAACTCTAATAACCCATTCGCAGGCTACCAGTTTGTTACAGATATGCCACCACTTACCAAACAACCAAACATAAAAGGCGTTAGAGGTGCTGGCAAAAAAGGACAAGGCCGACTAATTTACAAGGCCTGGGCTAAAGACAGTCCTAAGATTTACGATTCAATAGTTAAAGCAATTCAAGCAGGCGCTGACTATTTTAACGACAAAACAGAATTAAAGAAGGTGGCATAGTGGCCAATGTAGTCGTATCCGCACTCGCTACCTGGAATGGTAAGGCGCTTAAAAAAGCCAAGCAAGATGTAAATGTATTTGATAAACAGTTAAAAAGTTTAGCACGCACATTTGGCGTTACATTCAGCGCTGCTGCTATTGTGGCATTTAGCAAGAAAGCCGTCAAAGCATTCGCCGAAGATGAATTAGCAGCCAAGTCTTTAGCACTGCAATTACAAAATACTAATAATGCTTTTAGAGTTGATGAAGTAGAGAATTACATAAAAAGCCTAGAAAAAACTTATGCAATACTTACAGATCTACGCAAGCCATTTCAAACGTTCTTAAACCTAACTAGATCTGTAGAGTTATCACAAAGAACATTAGAAGCTGCATTAGATATAAGTGCTGGTACTGGACAAAGCCTAGACGCTGTAGTAGGTGCATTAGCGGCTGGTATAAGAGGTCAAACTAGAGCACTGGCTGGATTAAACACAGGTATAGATGCATCCATAATTAAATCTGGCGACATGAATAAAATCATGGCAGAGCTTGAAAAGAAATTCTCAGGTCAAGCCTCAGCTAGGTTAGATACCTATTCAGGCAAAATGGACGCCTTAAAAAAGAGTTCAGATGAGGCTACTAAAGCCATAGGCGCTGGATTAGTAGATGCTTTAACTATTCTTAGTAAAGATCAATCAATAGAAAACCTTGCCAACAACTTTGAAAACTTAGGAAATAACATAGCGTTTGCTATTAGAGAATTGGCAAAATTAGTAAATGGATTTAATGATCTAGTAAGTAACCCATCTTTTAAGGCTGGCCTATTGGCTTTGGCTATAGCAAGTAAAAGCCCTAAAGCTGTTGCAGCTGCATTTGCCATTATAGGTGGTAGCGCTGTTGGTGGTTTAGCAACTAGAGATTTTGGTGGCACACAATTAGAAGATAATAAAAAAAGAAGCGCATCAAGAATTGAACTTAAAACTATAAAAGATAGTGCTAAATTTAGAAAACTAGAAATTGATCAATTAAAGAAAAAGTCAGAAGTAGATAAACTTGCAGAAGAATTTAATGTGACTTTAATTGGTTTACAAAAAGCCTTAACAGAGGCAACAGATAACGAAACTAAGGCAAGAATAAAAGCGCTTATTGCTATAGAGAAAAACGATGAAGCGTTAGCTAAGAAAGCGGCAGCCGAGTTACTGGCAGCAGAAGCAGCTAAAAGATTAGCAGCTACATACGATCAAGCCCTAGAGTCTGTAAAACTTATGAACGCTAGGATAGCGGCATTTATAGCAGACATGGCTAGTAAAGGATTTAAGACACCTACATCTAGTGGTGGTGGTAGCGATCTAGGCCCTATTACTTATGACTTAGCATTATCTACAGTTAGAGCACAAAACGACAAAATACAAAATTTTTTAGATAAGTTTGATTCTAGTTCTAGCCCTGTTACATCTAGCAGTCCATTAAATAACACAGGGTTTAGATTTGATCCGCTAAGTGGTTTAACACCTACAGCACAAGACATACGTATTACTGTAGATACTACAGCTAGTGGCGACAAGTTAAGCCAGGCTATTGCGGAAAGCATACAGATAGCCACTAGATCAGGTTATAGCACAGTGCCTGCTGGATTTTTATAATGTCAGCACCTACAGTAAACGCTATTATTAACTTTAGTACTGGGCCAAGTTTTGCGCAGGCTATGATACTTGACCAGGGTATTTTAGGCACTAACGTATTAGCAGATGCCGCAGCTGTAATCGTAGATGTATCAGATCGTATTAACAAAATTGAAACCAATAGAGGTCGTACTGCACTAAGCGACATATTTCAAACTGGATCAATGACTTTACGCATAGTAGATCAAAACGGAGATTTTAACCCACAAAATCCAGCCAGCCCTTATTTTACGTTTCTAACACCTATGAAAAAAGTGCAGATAACTGCCACATATAACTCTATTACTTACCCAGTATTTTCAGGATTTATTACAAGTTATGTTACAACCTATCCAGAAAACTCTGGCTTTGATGAAGTAGCAATTACAACCATACAAGCTGTAGATGCTTTTAGATTAGCCCAGTTAGCACAGATAAGCACTGTTACAGGTGCAAGCGCTGGGGATTTATCAGGCACACGCATTAATCAGATATTAGATGAAATTGACTGGCCACAATCTATGCGTGATATAGATGCAGGCTTAACTACATTACAAGCAGACCCAGGTACTAATCGCACAGCATTACAAGCTTTAATTACCGCTAGTGAATCAGAGTATGGCGCTTTATATGTAGATGCTACTGGTTCTTTTGTGTTTCAGGATCGAAATGTAACTGTCGCATCTATTGCTGCTACACCCACAGTATTTGCAGATGATGGTACTGGCATAGATTACTTTGATGCAGCCTGGATATTAAACGATGTGCTTATATTTAATAAGGCCACTATTACTAGATTAGGTGGTACTGCTCAGGTAGCCACAAATCAAGCCAGCATAGATAAGTACTTTCTTCACAGCTATTTCTTAGATGGCCTACTAATGGAAACCGATGCGGTAGCCCTAGATTATGCCCAGGCTTATGTGGCTAGTAGAGCTGAAACCTCTATCCGATGCGATGCTATAGTCCTAGACCTATACACCCCTAATTACGATACAGGTGTAGTAGCATCTTTAGACCTAGATTTCTTCGATCCCATTACTGTGCTGACTACCCAGCCTGGTGGATCGACTATAGAGAAAACTTTGCAGATCTTTGGCGTGAAAATGAATATCACCCCAAATAGCTGGAAAACAACCTTTACAACGCTAGAACCTGTCATAGATGGCTTTATACTTGGCTATAGTGAATTAGGTTCTGGGGTTCTATCTTACTAAGGAGAATAAATGTCAACATGGCCAGGCGCAACAGGTGATGTAGTAACTTCCGCTATGTGGAATGGACTACCAGCCTTTGAAGTACAGACTGCTAAAACTGCTGATTATACAGTAGGTAGCGGAGATGAGTACCAACAGTTAATACCTATGAACAAATCATCAGCTGCTAACTTTTTTATACCAACAGATGCTACATATAACTTTCCAGTAGGCACTGTTATTACTGTGCTAAATCAAGCTACAAATGCAGTTACAATTAAAGCGGTAACTTCTGGTACTACAACAGTATTAAGTGCTGGTGGTACAGCTGCACAGCCAACTCTTTCACAATATAAATCAGCT